GGCGGAGAATATGTTATAATAATGGGTGGCGTTAATGACTTAGTTGGAGGGTATTCTGCTGTGCAAATACAGTCATACTTGCAGTCAATGTGTACATCGGCTACCTCTGCCGGATACAAAGTTATATTAATGACCATAATGCCATTTGGGACCAATGTAAGTTGGACAGCTGGACTGGAAACAGCGAGGTTAGCCGTAAACACAGCGATAACAAGCGGAACGATTACAGGTGTTAATTACGTTATAGATGCAGCAACCGTAGAAGCTGATCCTGCGCATACAGCCAATCTTAATCCTGCGTATGATAGCGGCGATGGTTTGCACTACAATAGCACTGGAGGCGCTGCCTTAGGAACTGCTATTTATTCAGGTGTAACATTTACAGCATCTACTTCAACCCCTGTAATAGAAACGGCTGGCGGGAATGTTTATCTCAATCAAGATTTAGGCACATTTTCAGATGTTACACATAAAAGTATTACCGCAACTACCGGTAAGTTCACTGGCATAAATACCTTATCCACACCGGCATTATCGGTAAACACAGGCAGTTTAAATAATACAGGCGTGTATATTCAATCCGTTCAAGGGCAAACATCAGACCATGTTTTAGTTCAGGATTACTTAGGTAACAACCTGTTTAGGGTTAATCCAACTGGTCTAACTGCATTGCCGGGGATATTCAATAACTCATCAATAAGCAACGGGCAGATACTGCTCAATTCAACAGGTATCATCGCGAGCAGAAACATTAATGACGCAAATGCAACGTTTACAATCAATAACAATCAAGGCACTGGCAATATCCTATCAGGAGCGTTTTCCGGATCCAATAAGTTTGGATTTGCATCAAATGGTTCGCTTTTTATAGGTGGTGCTGGTGCTGGTTTATATCCATTGCAAGTACAGTCATCAGTAACAGCAAGTTCGGCACTTGCGCAGGCGGTTAGAGTAAATACAACACTCACAGCAGCTAAGAATAACGATGTATTGAGAGGGGCTAATATATCACCTGTATTCAATCTTGGAACTACGGCGGTGTCTACCTACGGGGCAATAACAGCAGGGTCAGGTGGAACAAGCGGGAGCTATCTTAAAGTGCCCCTTACCGGAGGTACAGGCACTGGCGCGACAGCAGACATTACAGTATCAGCCGGAGGTGTAACTGTTGTAACTCCTGTAGTTGGAGGAACTGGATATACAGCGACTGATATACTGAGCGCTTCGTCAGCTAATATTGGTGGGACTACCGGTTTCAGTGTAATTGTAAATACTGTAGGGCTTACTGGGATTCAAATCATCAATACGACATTTGATAGTGCTCCTATATATTTAACAACACTCACTTCACTACCAACGGTAATAACCGATGGTGCTGTGTACCATTATAGCGGAAAATATTGGGCCAATATTTCCGGAACAAATTATCCATTTATTTTAGGAACAGGTACAGCCTCACAAATGTTTGATGCCACTGGCGCAACGGTTACCACGCTGCCAAGTTCGGTTACTGTAGCAACAAGTAACCTGTTGGCTAATGCTGTTACCTATGCAAAGATGCAGGCAATGACAACAAACAAGTTATTGGGTTCAGGTAGTGGTACGGCTGTAGCTGAAATAACTCTTGGGAATGGTTTAAGTTTTAGCGGAACTACCCTAAATACATCTAGGTCTCATACTATTTTTACCCCGACTACGGGAGGTACTGTTACGCTTGTTAATAACCAGGAAAATATTATTAATCCGGCAGGTTCATTAGTTACCGTTACACTTGCTTTACCTTCATCACCTTCAAATAACGACAAGGTAGACATTACATTTACACAATCAGTTACAACTATCAATTACTCAGGAGGAACTGTTGTAGGTGGGTTGACAACTATCGCACAGGGCGGCCAATATCATTTAACTTATGATAGCGGCACAACAACTTGGTATTAAACAATGAATAAACTAACCAAAAAATTAACGCCATCTCAATTAAAGATCATCAATGAGTTGAACAGGCTAATTGAATTGAACGACAAAAAAACTAAAAGAAAAGCGGCATTGTATGCCGCAAGCGAGGCGTTTTTAAATAAATTAAAATCATAAAATAAAATAAAATGGAAACAACAGAAATCGAAAGAATTTGGGGGCTGATTAAGCCGGTATTGGCGCAGGACATCGCAAGCCGCGTCCCTCCATGGTTAACTATAGGTGTGGATGAAATAGAGGCGATTATCCACCCTAAAAAGGATGCGATATTAACGTCATTATTAGCACCGTGCCCGGCGGGTTATACACGCGCAGCAGACGGAAGTTGTCAGCCCGACCCTGTTCCCCCAGACCCGACGCATCCTAATGGTTAGGCAACGCGCCATATTTATACTTACGCACGGCTATCCTTTGTTTTTAGCCGTGCATTTGTATTTTGGGGACTGGTGTAGGAGTTGTCAGATATTATTCAACGTAGCCCCTTTAATGGTGTTTGGTGGCTTAATATACATTTGGGTAAATACTTCAAATGTCAGGCTTAACCGGTTTGAAAGATTTTGCCTTAATTACTTTCTTTGGAATTTATTATTCATTTATTCGTATTATTGTATATGCGTGTTTTCAATGCCAAAATGGGTTTATAGTCATAATTGGCAAGTTGCTGCATTTGTACTTATAACATTAATTTTTTACTGCCTAAACCATGAACGAAAATGATTTATACTACTCATTAATTTTAATTAGCACGATACTTGCTATGGTTAATGTGTGGAAGTACAAAGACTACAAGGCATTATCTATTAAGGATAAGTTAAATGAATTGAAAATTACCACTTTGGAACAAAAATTAAAAGACTGTGAGCAACGACGACTTAACGGCATTTCTGAATGCCCACATGACTAAACTGCAAGGACGATTGATTGTATGGATCGTAATGTGTATAATCCCGTTAATAGTTAGCGGAACGGCCGGAGTTATGGCTATCAGGGGAGATATAAAAGACGGAAGGCAGCAATCACATACGGAAAACGTGTCTTTAAAAAGATACGTTGATAGTTTGCACCACGATAATAAAATAGAATTTAAAGACCTTTGGAAAGCTATAAAATCAATTGATTCCCCGTCACAAACAAAGGTTTTTTATCGTAACAAACCAACGCATCAGGGCTATTTTACCGAACGGTGGGTTAATGATAAACTTGTCAGGATCCCAGTTAAATAATTACATTAGCACTCACAAATCTTTCAAATAATTTACAAATCAAAAGGGCTGTTCGCGAGGAATGTGCCCTTTTTTAATGCTTAGTAAAATCGGAATTACCGATTAATCTTTTTACATTTGCTTTACCCCGTTAATTCAGACGGTGTAAAAAGCGACAAAATGAAAACAGGAATTGAATTAATTGCCATTGAAAGGCAAGAGCAAATTGAAAAGCACGGATTTGATGCTAAACATGATGAGATTTATAATGATAAAAATGCACATCATACTCATGGTGATTTGGCATATGCAGCAACTCATTGTATTTGGCCGAGCGCTAATTATTATCCGCAACAATGGAGTACCAATTTTAAAATGAAAATACTAACAAAGTCCTATAAAGAACGTTTAATTATCGCCGCTGCATTGTTGGCAGCGGAGATAGATAGGATTAATTCATTAGAAAAAGTTAACCAAATAGTTTAGTCGCATTTTCTATGCGGTTAGTAAAGTATCACCTTAAACAAGTGGTGCTTTTTTTATTACATTTGCAGGGCGGGTTGATGTACCCGTTTTTAAGCAAGCCTGATCACCTTGCAGCATTATTAGCCTCGTTTATTCGGGGCTTTTTTATTACTCATAGTCAGGGCATTCATCTAACATTTTTAGAGCCGAAGCCATTACTAAACCAACAAACAAAGGGCAACATTCAAGTAATGTCCGTTCGCAGTTTTCTACATAACTTTTAAGGGCTAATTTCATTTCATGGCGATTTGTACCGTTGTAAATCTTTTCTGTGTTTATGAGCCACTGTAAGGCTTCTGAATAAATTGCTTCCATACTATTATATATGCATTCGGGTTACACTTTTTTATCTCATATTTTACCTACATTTGAACCTATGCCAACAACTAAGGAGCTTTTTGCACAATGGGAGATTGATGCAGAATATGGGAGAATAAACGGAAAGGGTTCCGAACATTCAAGAGAGCCTGTTAAATCTATTTGCGCTCAATCACCATTGGATAAATGGTTTGACAAGCAAATAAAGCGAAGTCCTTTCGATAATGGGGATAAAGGATTAAAAAGATGAGTCGCTTATTTCACATAGATGTAGTTTACGCTTGCTTTGGAATAGAGGCAACTAACGGAACTATAACTATGACAGCCCCGATAGCCGCGTGGATGAAGGATAAGACATTACAGGAGGTTAAGCCGTGGTTATTGAGTAAAAAAGCTAAAGTAACTGAAATAACAACGGTCACTAATTTAGATATTGGCTAAAAACTAAAATAAGGATGACACAATTTCAATCAGAACTAATAAAACAGGCCGGAAGTCAGTTAGGCGTTACCGAAGCAACGGGGCATAACGATGGTGTGGCAGTAGAGGCGTATTTAAAGTCCGTAGGGCTTGGAAAAGGTTACGCATGGTGTATGGCGTTCGTTTATTGGTGTGCTAAGAATGCAGCCGTTATATGTGGTATTAAAAACCCACTATATCAAACCGGAGGGGTTGAGGTTGAATGGGAAAGCAAAAACGGGACACGCATAACCGAACCGGAACCGGGGGCTGTTTTCTTTTTGCATCATCCAGGTGGTTGGCATACAGGAATCGTAACAGGTGTTTTTGCCGATGGAACGTTTCATAGCATCGAAGGCAACAGTAATTCAAACGGTTCACGCGAAGGTACGACAGTAGTTAGACATACCCGTAAAATTGCTGATATGGTAGGATTTAAACGTTACTGACTGACTTTAAACCTCAAAATCCGCACATCCGAAGAACTAAATAAATCACGTTGTAAAGCATATAAATATTTAATTCCTTAAAAAAATGGCAGACAATCACACACCCGACTTTGAAACGCGAACCCGTGGCAACCTTGCATACGGTCTTTTAGCTGTTATTGCAATAATGATAGGCTATTGCTTATTTGAATATGGGCATATTTTAGCGGTTTTAACGCTTATATTAGGATGGTTAACCGGGACGGCTAATGTTTTACTGTCTCCATACTTTGGAAGCCCTACAGCGGCTAAAAAGGCCGATGCGGCGGCAACGTCTGTAACGGGAGACTCACCAACGGTAAACGTAACCCCTGCACCCGAACAACCAACTAACACAAACACGTAACGCCCTACATCTTTTACCCATTAAAAACCTCACTTAAAACATGAGGTTTTTTTATTGGATTAAAATTTATTTTCAAAAACATTTGCATGTATTAAAAATAAAATATACATTTGTTCTGTTAAGTAATTAAACACTTTTAAACATGACAATTAGAAACGTAACAATCGGGGATAAATTTATAGATACCTGCCACCGTAAAAGCAAAAGGGTTTCGACCGTAGTTGATTTTATTGAGCATACAAGTATGACTACCGGAAAGGTGGTAAACACCACTATAGTAGCATCACACGAATTTATGGGGCAAACAATGTTTACTTCGCCTCCATTTACAACAGTAATAAGGAATCGCGTTTAAAACACGCACAGCCCTGACAGTTTCGATTGTCGGGGCATATTAGGTACAAAACACTAACATTTTTATGAAATACGAACGCATAACCCCATTTACAGTTAATACCGAAGATGTATTGATTGCATTATTAGAATACATGGAAGATAGGCAAGATGCCGACCATGACGGAGAAAGTTTTGTTGCTAATGAAGAAATGAAATTAGCTACAGATATAAGACAGTTATTATTTCAATTAGAAAAATCAAACCAACTTTAAAAACACTTTAGTTAAAACACACAATGGAAACAAAAAAATATCAATTACCAAAAGAGTTTGCTACTAAATGGGTAGAGGCTTTGAGAAGTGGGGATTTTAAACAAACTACAGGGCAATTAAAGAGGGGAGATTGCTATTGTGCAATAGGAGTTTGTGCATTGGTTAATGATTTTGAATTTCAAGGTGAAGGCCAATTAGCGTATAAAGACGGAATTTCAATTTATACTAAAATGGATTTAACAAATCAAACTCTTGATTTTCCTAAAGATATTTTTAGGATGAATGATACTCATAAAAAGCCGTTCATAGAGATTGCAAATTATATAGAGAAAAACGTCGAATTTATTTAGCAATGGATTTAGAAAAGCAACTACCCAACGGAGCGAAGATTCCGACTCATATAGTTTCACGTGAAAATATGTTTGAAAACCGCATAGATAGTCATTATTGGTTTAACTTCTTAACAGAAGAAACATATTTAACTGATGTGGAACTGTCGGAATATCTCAAAATATACACGCCATTGCCTGAATGGTACAGTTGGGAAAAATGGAAAGCAAAAAGACAGGCGAAAATAAAAGGTTATGGCAGAGGGGAAAGGTTCTCTTTGGCTATGTAAAAAAAATAAGGCCGGTAAACACAACCGGCCTCACTGAAAAACACTTTTTAAAACACGAAATAACAGAAACCAATCACTCGCTGAAAGGAAAGCAGCAGAACGCCACTTTGATTATTTAGTAAGAGCAAATTTAAGGAAAATAAATTGAAACATGAGAAATAACTATTTTATCCCCGAACCGTACGCAAATGAAAACGAAAGGAAGCGGATTTACAAAAACGCCATACTTCGTGAAAGGCCAATGGCAAAGGTGATTGTAAAAGGCGTTTACAATTGGCGTTACTACGCTGATATAACTATTGGAACGGTATTTTTCGAATTGCCGATTAATAAGGTGTCAGAATTTAATTCCCCTGATTCGATTACAGCATTCACATTAACTAACTATTTTTTACTTTAAGCACATGAAAAAAACACTAAACATTCAGAAAACAGTTACCCCACCGGAATGGAACGGGAGAAAGTTCAATCTTTGGCAAAGGCATTTACAGCGCGAAATTGACAAATTGCAAAATACAGATAGGGCAGGTAGATATAAAGTAAATTAACATTATGAAAACAGATAAACCAATAGAAGTAACTATAACTAAGCCGGGAATACTAAATGGCATAACCGGAACTATAGTTGAGGTAAACGAGCAAACAGGACGCGCAATGATAGAATTAGCCGATTACGGTGGATTTTGGCTTTTACCTAAACATGAGTATCAACTCAAACAAAACAACGCGCCACAGGCCTTAAAATCAAGCGAAACAGCCAAACAAATAAATACAGACGAATTAACCCCGGCAAAAATAAAAGCTATTTCAAAAATGGGCATTAAAAATGTTGTTGCTTCGCTTGAAAAATCAGAACCCAAAAAACGTGGTAGGAAACCAAAGTTAGAAGTTAAACCAATTGTACAGAAAAGAAAATACACTAAACGTAAATAAACTTATATAAAGATGAAAACAGAATTTACACCGGGGCCGTGGACATTAAGCGAAAAATGGTATGACGGTAATGGACATTACATTTATAACATCAAAGGCAATACCGGTCATAAGGTAATTAACAATAGCCAAACGCTTGAAACAACAGAGCCCAATATAATATCAATTTCACAGCGTGAAATGTATCAGCATCATGGCGCATTTGAAGATAAAGAAAATGGAACCGGATGGTACAATTGTTCTGAAATACCATATGAAGCAAACGCTAATTTAATAGGTTCAGCGCCGGATTTGTTCGAAGCCCTGCAAAAGGTTTATAAAATAGCAGTCGAATGTGATTTACTTGAAACGCTCAATAGTGAGGAAAATAATTACATCGAAAACGCAATTAAAAAGGCTTTGAACATTGCATAGCTAACTATAATTTAGTAACTTAACAGAACTTTAAAACACGGAAAACACATGAATTTTGCAAACGAATTAAGAATTGGTAATTATGTTTTGGTTGATGATAACCACGTTTTACCATATTGGCATCCAATAAGAGCAAAGGATATTGCAGATATTGAAAACGGTAATCTATTCAACAAAGGAATAGCTATTACCCCAATCGAATTGTCATCTGATATACTTATTAAATCCGGATTTGAATTAATTAAACGGTCGTTTGTAAGGGATAAATTTAAAATATTTGCTTTGTCATGTATCAACCCATCATTTTGCATTAAATGCGGCGGTCAATATTTAAAAATAGCTGAAATAAAATATGTCCATCAACTGCAAAATATTTATTTCGCATTAGTTGGAACTGAATTAAATATAACACTTTAAAACACGGGAAATACAATGAAAAATTTAAATTTAAGGTTTAAAGAAAATAATTGGTATTCTGATAAAATATCAGACCATTCAATACAGGAATGCATAATTGAGCACGCAGATAATCAATATCATGTATGCAATCAGCTTGATAGGGCAACACAAAGGGCTTATGAAATAGCTGGTGTAGTTGACAGTATATTAACAATCCTGTATAGGAAAGGATTGATAACAAAATCCGATATTGTTGATATGATTCCCATTAATAAAGAATATGATTCTGAATTAATAATTGAATAACACTTTAAAAACAATGGCACAAAAACAACAAAAATGCAATTGTGAAACCAATGCTGAATTGGATGCTGAATTTAGTTCGCTAAAATTAATTATAAATGGCAACTCATTAGAGTTAACGTATGATGCTTATTCATGTGACAGTTCATTCGATACATCAATACATATAAACTACTGCCCTATTTGCGGGAAAAAACTGAATTAATTTTAAACTTTAAAAACATAATTACTAAAATGAAAACAGCAAAAATTACTTTAGACTCTATTAAGAGTTGCGATGGTTGGGGCGAACTTGGTTTTGAGTTAGGGAAAACCGAAGATGAAATAAGCGACATATTTGAGTATGGTGAATATGGTTCAGTCGAATTAATTGTAGATGAAAACCTAAACATAGTCGGCGGTAAAATAATCCCATTTAAACCATGAAAATCAGACTCAAATTAATCAGCTCATACGCTTCTATGCTTTGGTTTGATTGCTTGGCTTGGGGTGCTTGTGGGGAAGACTGGCATAAATTACGTTAAGTTTCCCGGCAAATTCACGACCACATGAAAAGCGTCTACTTAAACAAAGGAACTAAGGCCGATAATTTAGCCGAAAACGAAAGGCTTTTAAATCAGGCTAAAAAGGAATTTTACGACTATTTTAAAAACAATATATAAAAACACTAAAAATTATGAAAACAAAAACACGGGAAATTATAAGTAGACAGACTCAAATATTTGAGCAGGGAGAATTGGGCGAAGTAGATTTTGAAAATCCCTTGCAATTTCAAGCATGGGTGGATTGCATAACAATTAATCAAGGTGATGAAAATATTTTATTATTACCGGACGCTGTAGAACCTTTCATAAAGGCATTGCGAAACTTCAAAAACACATGCTATCCTAAATAAATTTCATTAACTTTTTAAAAATTTAAAAAATTATGTCACAAAACGAAACTATCAGGACAAGCGCAAACGTAAGAATTATGCTTAGTTACCTATATTGCAATTTTGAGATTGCAACAACATTGGAAAATGCTAACGGGGTATCTATTGAAGATATTGAAATAGCGCGTAAAGACTGCCAAAAATTAGCAACGGATGCAGTTAATGAATTTAAGGCTTACAGGGCTGATATGCCGGAAGATGTAAAAACCATTAGCTATGATAAAATAGCTGATATTAAACAAATGGTTGAGGTTAAAAAGCAAGAGAAAGCCGCCGAACCTGAAATAATTGAAGCCATTAAAAAAATGCCGGAGTACAAACCTAAAAACAAATAGGTTATGAGCGGATATGTAAAAGGTAATTTCATCGAACCACATACCGATGAATGGGTAAAAATACGTAACGGCCATTTTACTTCATCTGAATGGAACAGGCTATTTGTTAGCGGTCGTTCAAAGGATGAATATTTCGGAAAAGGGGCCTACACCTACATTAACGAAAAGGTTGCCGAAATAATGACAGGTCAATGTAAAGAGATAATACGGGGCGTTCCTGCTATTGATTGGGGCGTTTATAATGAACCATATGCAGCGCAAGCCTATGACGAAATAACGGGGTATGTTTCAAAAGAAAGCGGTTTTTATGAATACTCAAAGGTATTTGGAGGGACACCGGATCGCGAAATAACAACCAAAATAATCAGCGAAATAAAATGCCCCCATGTATCAAGTAACTTCATAGCGGTATGTAAAATAAATAGCGGCGAAGAATATAAAAAATACGACCAAGAAAAATATGCGCAATGTCAAGGCAATTTATTGGTTACGTGCGCGGATATATGTGACCTAATCTATTTTGACCCCCGTATGGGTTTTAAAGGCTATGATAAATACGGGCAAAAAGAATTTGACGTATCAAGTCAGGTTAAAATAATCAGAATTTACAGGGATGATATGTTTATCAATGAGGGATTAGAGCGATTAGATTTTGCAACCGAAATAATGATTGAAAACATTGATAACATAATCAGGATGCAGGAATATAACAGAACGCTTAGAATAGCTATTTAAATCAACTTTTATTTGCAAGTATTAAAAATAAAATATACATTTGTTCCTATACTTAAAAACACTTAAAAATCATGTCAAAAGTTAAAACAATCACAGTATTAAATCTAAAGGCTATTTCAGGCCTCACAGCCGATTTTAATGGCGCTACTGCTATTATTACCGGTCGAAACAATGCAGGGAAGTCAAGTTTCCTAAGAAGCCTCCCCGACCGTTTACGCGGCATTAAACCTGATATTATTGTAAAGTCAGGCGAAAGCGAGGGGTTTGCAGAATGGGAACTAACAACCGGCGAAAAATTCCACTGGTCGTTTGATACAAAAACTGCCAAAGGTGAGCGGTTAATTTTCATTACAAAAGACAATCATGGTAACGAATTAAAAGGCTCGATTACACAGGAAATAATGAAACGCTATTTCCCTGAAATATTCGACGTTGATGCCTTTTTGCAAGCATCACCACAAAAACAAAAAAATATGCTTGAAAAGTTATCCGGTTTGGATTTGTCAAGCATTAACGACCGCTTTAAAGTTGCCTACGATGACAGGACATTTGCTAATAAGAAATTAGCTGATGCAAAAGCAAATCCAACGCCTGTTAATCCTAACTTAGAAACAAATGAAACAGACGTTTTTGATATTCAGCAGGAAATAGCCGGACTTGATTTGCATAACCACAAATATAATAATGGTGTGCAAAAAGTTGCCGACTTAAAGAAGTCATTAACCGCACAGGAAACTGAAATAAAGCGTTTAAAAGCCTTATTAAATACCGCTGAAATAGAACACAAAGCAATAACCAAAAGCATTGAGGCTGGTGAAAAATGGCTTAATGAAAAAGAAAATCAACCTAAAGGCGATGACGCTTCATTTTTGCTTAACAAAAAATTACAAGATACAATCGATAAGAACGACGCGATTAAGAAAAACAATCTTGCAATCAAACAAAAAGAAGATATTTTACAGCTTGAAATTAACGCCAAAGAACACGACAAAAAAGTTAAGGCGATTGAACTGGAAAAGGTTAAATTAATTCAGCAATCCAATTTGCCGGAGGGATTTGATTTTACCGATGACGGAATTTTATACAAAGGGTTCCCGTTCACAAAGGATCAACTAAGTTCATCAGGCATTTATATTGCCGCGCTAAAACTTGCAGCTATGAATATAGGCGAAGTTAAAACGCTACACTTTGACGCTTCATTTTTGGATAAGAACTCACTTGCTGAAATTGAAAAGTGGGCAAACGAAAACGATTTGCAATTGCTGATAGAACGCCCTGACTTTGAGGGCGGCGAAATAACCTACGAATTACGTAGCGACATTCAATAAAAACCCCTACACTACCGATAACATTGGCCATTAATTTGGCCTTTGTTGGTAGTAAGAATACGATTTAAAAAACAATTAGCTAAAACACAATGAAAACAGCAGAAAATATTGTAGACCAAAATTTCAGATCTGACTATTGGTTAGATAGAATGATGATAATTAATTCAGCGGCTAAGAATATAGTTATTGAGGCAATGGAAGAATATGCCGACCAATATAAAAGTAAATGGATTTCAGTTACCGAACGTTTACCGGAGACAGACAAACATAATGAAAGCGAAGAAGTATTGTGCTATTCAGAATTAACACGACAATTTGTTGGATGGTATAATTCAGAAAAAAAAGAATGGTGTGCCTCTGTTTTCACAGCATCGAATGATGAAATATGTAGTGTAACACATTGGAAACATTTAGATGAAAACCCGGAATAAAAATTAAATTTAAAACACAAAACACAAACACTTTTTAAAATTAGAAAACATGAGAGAAAAAACCGCGAGGGATTTAGTTGTAAATCGTTACATAGAGTTCCTCAAAGATGTTCAATGTTACGATGTATTTGAACATACAGAACTATCTGAACTGATTGCAAAGCATGGGATAAACAAATCAGTAAGACGGGCATTGATTGACCTTGCCATAATTGATTTAAAAGATAACGCCTATTGGAATTACCTTTCGTTTGAACCAAATAAACCTTTGGCTTTGTCAGTTTTAAATTACCTCTTAGAACGTTCCAAAAAGTCAAGGGCTACTGTAATAGCAGGGCTTGAGGAAACAAACGCGGTGCTTCGTTCTTTGTCAGAAACTGTAAATAACTACATACAGAGGCGAGAAAGTGTCTTAAAACAAACGGCAATGCCCTCAAATGGAAATCTATTCAGTGAAGTAGATAGTAAGCAAAATATGAGGGTTGATATTGCTAAACATATTGCCGGGGCTGTTTTCGGAAAGTCATTGCCATACATAGTTAATCCCGGCGATTCTGCTACCATTGACGAAACAAGTAGAATGATAGTGACAATGACTGACAGCTTAATTAGTGAACTATCAAAAAAAATCTCTAATTAACCCTCTAATAAAAGTCTAATTAATCTCTAATTAAAAAACACGAAATTATGATAGTACCATTTTCAGAAATTAATCCAAAAACAGGGCAAAGCACATTTTTCATTGAGAAGATATGGGAATGTATTTTACCTCGAATAGCAGATAAACACGGTTCACTTTGTAGCGAACAATATTTACAGTACCAGCAAGCCTATTTAGAAAAGTTTGGCAAATATTGGGACGGAACCGGGGATATGTGGCATGACCCTGTTAATCCAAAATTGCACACAATAAGACGCGATGAAAAAAACAGGTATCAGCCGGATAAATTAATCCATCCGTTTATAAATAACAGAACTAAAAACATGTTTGGTTTTGCTCCACCTTTCCCGGTTATATCTACTCAAAAAATTGAAATAAAACATACTGGATTTATTATAACGGTTTTTGTTGATGGCAAAGATGTTCACCAAGATATTTCGGAACAGATTGCTAAAAACGATGGTTTTGATAGTTTACTTGATTTTTTCAAATGGTTTGACACTGATTACACCGGCAAAATAATTCACTTCACAGAATTAAAATATTAGGTTAAAACACTTCACACCAATAACAAAACAAAAAATTATGATTTCAGCATACGCATTTACCGGGCTTAGTTTTCAAACTAAAAGACAGGTAATAGACTCACTTAACCCAGATAAATTTCATAAGGCAAACGCCATTACAGATATGATTTGTGAGTACTTAAAAATTCCACCTGAAGACGTTAAAAGCCAAAGCAGGAAACGAAACAATACAGTAGCAAGGCAGTTGAGCATGTATTGGATAAAGCATAAAACAACGCTATCTTTAAAGTGCATAGGCGGCTTATTCGATGGGCGTGACCATAGCACAGTAATTTATGCAATACAGACCGTTAACGACTTAATGGAAACTGACAGGAGATTTGCTAAAACTGTTTCAGAAATTGAAAACTTGCTCCAATCAATATCAAAAGATATTCATACTCAACCCGAAATTCCAACCGTAGGAAGTAATTAAATAACTCACACAACACACACAATGAAATATAATATAGAATTAACAAGGCGAATAAAAACTACTATCGAGGCCGAAAGTAGATTAGAAGCAATTTCAAAATCCAAAGAACAAAATGAAAATTTCATTCCGAGGTACATACGGGATGAAGATTACAATTCAAGTACAATCCATTTTTGTGAGGGATGCGATAAGCCAATATTTGAAGATGATGAAGAAGTTTCAGCAATATTTAAAGATGAATACGGCAACCATTATTGCATTGAGTGTGGAGAATACGGAATGACTGAACATTAAAAAAAATTAATACCCCCTATGTTTTAGTACTTTGATAAAAAATAAGAAAAGCCCGACATTTTGGGGTGCCGGACTTTAATATTTTGAAACGTCAGATAGGCAAAATTATAATTTATATTTGAAATTCAAAAATCTTATTTTATATTTGAACTATTATTAATTACCTGTTGTATTTCTTGTACAGGTAGAAACGTCAGAAATTTCACACAAAAACAAGCTACTGTAATACCATAGTATAAGAACGGCAAGGGGGCACTGTGTTAAGGCTCACAACCAAACCCGACTGCATAATATCGAAAGTCGTTTTTATTTTTCTATGTCATTTGTCGTGATTAACCAATACGCAGGAGGGTTAATGTATTAAAGGTAGAGCGCCTAACTGTAAACAAAATGGCTGAAGTCTAACATTCTATAGGAATGCAGGAATAAAGCCTTTTAATTAAATAAAAACATGAACATTAAAGAAAAATTTGCATTTGAATTGGCAAAAGAGATTTCACACTATAGGTTATATGAGGTAGATGAAATTGTAAAAGTTATAATGCCATATTTTAAACTTATGAATAAAGAATTATTGCAAGATGGAATAAATTTATATGAAAAAGAATATTCTGAATTAGTCGCAGAGCAATCTTTACATGTTGGTTCAAAAAGATATTTAGAATTTGGATTAAAAATAGCTGCAAATAAAAATAAAAGGACTGAATTGAGAATCGCGCTTAATAGCGAAAAGAGAGATGATATATGCGAACGTCAAAAAAAAGAATTAGCAAGGTTGCAAAAGGAACGGGATTTACTTTCAAATTTCATCAAAGAAAATAATGGCAATGATTTTTATAATATTTTATTGCCTGAATTAAAAAAAATTCAAGCTGATAATATATGAACCGTTGGCAAAACACACACTTTAAAAAATTAGATGCGCATTCAAAATTGCTCTACATCTACATTTCAGAAAACAGGGATAAAGAGGGATATTTCACAATTGACCGTGAAGCAATACAAAAGGCTTTAAATCCTTTGACAGAGGCTGAAATAAAGACCGCATTTAAAGGATTAAAGAATTTGTATATATGTATGCCCGAAAAAACAAAACTGTCTCTAATCGCCTTAAATGACGTTGGAAAGTTACCGTTTGATGAACAGGAACTAAAGGATAGGCGAAAACGATTTGTAAAGCCGTTGTTATCCGAAATAGCGCTCATAATAAAGGATAAGGTTTTAGCCCAAAAGTTTTACAATCATTACGAGGGTAATGGGTGGGTAGTCGGCAAAACTAAAATGGTAGATTGGCAAGCGACCGCAAATAATTGGGTAATTAACACAGCTGAAAAAGAGGCGGTAAAACCAAAATCAAAAGCCGAGGCCGCAATTAACAGTCACAATAACTTTATGGATAAAATGTATGGAAACGGAATTAAGTAAAATAAACCCCGATTTACAATCTGAAAACAATTTAGTTAAACAGGCATTGCAAGCAACAAAAATAAATCAGGCTTTACCGCATGAGATTGGCGGGGCTATTTCGGCGGCGGTTGATAAGGCTATTTTTTACTTGGGATTGAAAACAGAAGATAGCGACCGGGATTTAATTAAGTTAAACGTAATTGCAGACGTTAAGAGGCATTTTCCATTGTTGACTGTAGATGAACTCGCAATTGCAATAGATAATGGCGTACACGGCAAATATGGCAACGTTGTGGGCTTATCTCCCAAAGATGTTTACAATTGGATTAACGCTTATTCAATTTCAAACGAACGGCGGGAAAATCAGGAACGCTTGCAAAAAGAACAAACAGAAGTAAAAGAACCCACCGATGAAGAAAAGGAAAAGCTATATTTCGAAAACCTGATTAACGCCTTTGAGATATTCAAAGAGAAAGGAACGTTTAGTGATTTCGGTAATGCGGTTTATAATTACCTCGACAAAAAAGGGAAAATAAACTTCACAGTTGAGCAAAAAGAAGATTTTATGAGAATGGCATTAATCAACCTAAAAAACGAATTTAACCCATTACAGCACGTGGGAAACATGATTAAAGCAAATGAATTTAAGTTGATCCTGAATGAGATAATCGAACAGCCTAAAAATTTAAGGGTTGTTTCAGAGGCCAAAAGGTGTGCATTAAATCATTTGTTCAAAGAATTTGCTGAAATTGATATGGAAATAACAGACTTATTCGACACTAATAATTAAATATTTAGAGATGACAAATAGAGAGAAGCTACACGAAGCCATTGATAAAATGATTGATGCCAATGGCGGTGACCCAAAACGGGTTGTTTATTATCATACGACCGCTACTTTTATTGAAACCAAGTACGGAAAATTTATGCTTAGGTTAACAGGTTATACGCCGCCAAAGGTAGGACTTGATGAATTTGAAAAATCAATACCAATGTGAATAAACAACTTTTAACAGACTTATTTTGAAACTGAATAAATAAACAACACTAAAACACAATGGGAAAATGCAGTATAATTTTCAGCAGGGATGATTTTAAAGATGAAACCGGATGCTTAAAAGAAAGTGGACATTTTGACCACCATATTTGTAAAACAAATAAAGGCACATTTATGGCATGGGATTACGACTGGAATTGTCATTGCCCCGATTGTAAAACAGATAGTTTTGAAGATATGTGTCGTATTTATTGGGAAGTAAAAACCATAAAAGACTAATTTTAAACACTTTAAAATAAATAAAAACAAAAATGAAAAAACTTGAACATTTAATTATTGCTTTAGATTTTGATGGAACTGTTGTAACGCATGAATTTCCTGAAATAGGTATTGAGATTGATAACTGTGTTTTGACTTTAAAAAGATTGGTTGATGCCGGTGCAAGAATAATATTGTCTACAATGAGAAGCAATCATACAGAAATGCCAATTTCAAATGACCCTGATATACATTGTGATATTCGTAATTATTTAGATGAAGCTGTGAACTGGTTTAAAGAACGTGAAATACCATTATTTGGCATACAGCGTAATCCTGAACAAGATACATGGACTTCATCTCCTAAATGTTACGCTCATATGTATATTGGGGATGATGCCTTAGGGTGTCCATTAACATATGATTTAGAATTAAGCCAAAGGGTATTTGCTGATTGGTTTAGAATTGAAGATATGCTATTCCCAATTAATCCAGTTCATAAAGTAAAAGCAGTTATAAAAAAAGTTTAAAAATTAAGGCTCACTGAATTAAAACACATGAATTATGAAAATTGAACAAAAATTAAAAAAAATAGCCACAATAGGAATTGAGGTTATAATGTCTGTTAGCGATGGCGCTAAATTATCAGGGCTTGAAAGATATGAGCAAGTTGTTGAACATGGGTTTAGTATTGAACTTGATGCTAAATTCTATGAAAATGGCGAATTGGTTCAAGCTGCATTATTTTGCTTACAACCACATGTTTATACATGGCCTATAGGATGGGATAGACATTATAAAGATAAAATATTAATAAAATCAGAAATTGAAAAAGCAATTATAGCGTCTGCTTTTTTATCATCAGAGGCAGATAGACTTTTACAAAAGCCGTGATTTTAAAAATGGTTTAATATTTGCTACCTTTGGCCTAATGAAAATTATGCAAGGCCGTGAAGATCGTTTTACTATCACTTCGTTCTATAGGTGGTAAGGTAATATTGAATTATAATCTTACGGCTTTGCTGACTTCTTATTTTGACCACCATTCACTAACACTTGAAATACGCTTACCAACCGGGACAATCTATCTAAATAAGTGGGCATATTTGAACCGCTATAAAATTTATTCAGATGGAAACGTTTCATTTATGGCATTCTCATATAAAAAACCGGACGTGAAATTAGTCCTAAAAATGCTTTTGGAATACGAGGCTAAAATAAAAACTCCTACCATAAAGCAAAGGGCAAAACATAGAAAAGTAGCGTAAAAATATAAACCGCCATAGTGGCAATGAAAAGCAGACAAGCGTTGTAGAGACGTAAAAAGTAGACGAAGCAGGTCGATAACTCAAAATTTGAACCCCGTACTGTAACAAGGCGGGGTTTTTTATTTCAATTTATTTTCACTTTTATTTTGTAGTATTAAAAATAAAATATACATTTGGCGACACTTTAAGAAACACATATTATGAAATCTACACAGAAAATAGAAGTAGGGCAAATTTTATTACATAATGTAAAAGCCATGCGTAAGGGCGGTTCAATGTTTAATGAATGGGTAAAAGTTGAGATTACCCACATTGAATCTGATAAAATTAAGGTTAAAGGAATTGAAAATTTAATTGACCCTATAACAAACATTAATTTATTCGGAATAGATACAGTTGCAATAACAATGTTATCTTCATTTGATTATTTCTATAAGATTTCATGAGAGTATTTAGTGGATTCGACGGGATGTCATGCGCTCAAATCGCATTAATGGAATTGGGAATTATACCCGATGTTTACTATGCAAGTGAAATAAAACCAAAGGCTATACAATTAACGCAGCACAAGTTCCCAAATACAATTCAATTAGGGGATATTAAATTAATAAAAGGCGAAGATATTGGCCATATTGATTTATATGTAGGCGGTTCACCATGTCAAGATTTAAGCCGCGCAAATAAAGACAGATTGGGTTTAGCTGGTGAAAAAAGTATTCTATTTTTTCATTATTTAAGGCTATACAATGAATTGAAAGCCATCAATCCAAACATGAAATTTTTGCTTGAAAACGTAATTATGACCGATGCTGATTATTGGGTAATATCAAAATATATGAACGTATTGCCGATTAATATTGATAGCAGGTTAGTTTCGGCACAGCAACGAGATAGATTATATTGGACTGATATTGGGTTGATTAAAGGCGGTTTTTTCAATGATAACATGTGCGGTATAAGTCAGCCAAAAGATTTAAGAATAAAACTACAGGACATTTTGGAACATGGTTATACAGACCGTTTAAAGTCAACTTGCATAATGGAGGGATGGAGTAGGCCAAATTCAATTAAAAGTCAAGAGCGCATGTTTAAACGCCATCAAAAAGGCTTTACTACTTACATATTTGAAGATGCCTCACTCGATTGGAAAAAAGGAATTAGATATATGAGCCAATTAGAAATGGAACGATTGCAGAATGTTCCTGACGGTTGGACGAATATTTTAAGCAGAAACGATGCTGCTTCATTATTAGGAGATGGTTGGACTATCGGTTCTATAAAACACATATTTAAACACTTGTAAAAATGAAAATAATCATTCCTAAAGACTTTCAATTCAGATATACGCCACCGGAAGCGCAAAAACACATATTAGAATTAACAAAAAAATATAATTGGGATGAAGTCGAAAAACAACAACTAATGGATATTTTAACTAACGTTAGAAAATACGGTTCGGCTTTTATATGTAAGCAAATCCAGGGACTCCCCGATGAAATGTTACCTGCAATTTTAAATCATAAAGACCCATAAAAATAAATTTGCTAAAACACTTGCATTGTATTAATTTAAATAATACATTTGATAACTTTAAAACACACACGAAAGATGAAATACACAACCACCATTGAAATTGAGGAATTAGAAACCGAAATCTGCATCCAATTCGATATGACAAACGGAGACGTTGACGTAGTTAAAATAGTTGATGTTCATTCCGGCGAAGAACTAAGCGAGGATTTAATGACGCATGAACTTTATAATGACTGTGCGGAATTTTACTCCGACCAAATGTCAGAACGCAGGAAACCAAAAAGAGTTAATGTACACGCTATTTAAAAAACACTAAAACATGAAAAAGATATTTGTAACTGTAGCCGAATTTTTAGAAAATGGCGGCAAACTTGAGATAGGTAGAGCGATATATCACCCACAAGGCTCATATATAGGTATGATGTCCGAGCAGTGGATAACAAAGCCTATGATTGTTATTGATTGTGACGATTATTCAAACGATAATGTGTCTGTTAAAATAGACTGCCAACCAATATACGTTTAAAACACTTTTAAAAATATGGACGCTAAAACACAATATATAAAAGAAGCTATATCAGAGGCATTTTATGAAGAGGGTATAGCTGAACTATTCGATACGTTACCTATTGAAAAACAAGATGCAATCGCACGTTCTTTAGAAATATCTATCGATTGCATGAGTATGAATTTCGATTCGGGGCCAAGTGCATCTAATATAATTTCAGACTTACAAAAACAACATAAAAAAGATATTGAAATGGCTGTTAATTCAGTTAGGGAGTTATCAAACTGTTGCGATGCTGAAATTATGGACTCATTTGACCAAATGGCAGGAAGGTCATTTAAACTATGCCTTCGTTGCGATAGATATTGCAGTACTCACATTAAACACAGCTAAAAATGAAAACAGAAACACACACCACCGAAACACCATGCAAAATAACCGTTTCAGAAATTGAGCGTATATATGCCAAATCATTTGCGAAACTTAAAACATTAAATGGGAGTGAGTTTTGGCAATACGTATCAGTATGTCAACGCATACTGAAATGGAAAATGGATAAAATTTTATCAACGCATAAATAGCCCCCGCCATGACCACTAAAGAAACAATAACTAAACTAATTGAAAAATATGAGGATAAAATATATCGAATTGAAGAAAGTATAGTGCTTCATCCCGTGTCAGATGTAAAATATCTTGTCGGTAAAGTAACTTCTTATTGTGATTTTATTGCCGATTTAAAAGAACTTCAAAACACTATAAATTAAAAAACAAAATGGAAAAAGAAGATTTAGTTTGGTTGGCAAGTAAGGCCGCTGAAAAAGGTTGGAGTTATGAAACTCTTAAATATGGTGATGACCTTTATGAATTTAAAGGAGACGAACGAGATACTATACTCGATGAAGTTTGGAAATTAGTAACCGAATATAAAGACGGCGGTTCAATTGCATTCCGCGAAAAATACAAGGAATTTAAACTTTATTAAAAAAAGTAAACACTATAAAGTAAAACACATGAAAAAAATTGAGGCTTATCAATCAGATTGTGGTAAAAAGTTCTTTAATAAACAAACCGCTAAACGGCATGAAATTATTTGTAAATGTTGGAGTAATCCAAATCAAAAAACTTGTATATCATGCAAATTCGGTGAGTTCATAAAGGATAGCAACGGCATGGAAGATGAACCACAATATTTACAAACATGGCGACAATGGGATTGTAAAAACCCTGATTGGAATTATGATTTACATTATACACAAGCACAAAATGATACCACAAAAAGCCTCTGTATTAATTGCCCAAAACATAAATTAAAAACCAACTAAAAAAAAGCAAAGCATGAAAAAAGAAAAACTGGAAAAAAAAGAGTTCATAAAAAGGTACATTAAAACCTCAAATGTTTTAGAGGACTATACCGACTTGAAAAATGTAAATATCGTTACAGCGCGTCTTAACGGTCGGGGGAGTAATAAAAGGGACAAACGAACATTCCTTTCACCCGAAGAAAAAACTAAGGTTGACGGCGCTTTAACAGCCTTTAAAAACGATTTTGAGGGGCATTTAGGGGATAATATAAAAAATCCTGAATGAAATGGAAATTTGGAAACAGATAGAAAATTTTGAAGGGTATTTTGTCTCTAATTTTGGCAGAATTAAAGCAGAAGAAATTATTACCGCTTTTGGAAATCAAACAAAAACACATCCTGAAAGATATTTAAATGTTTGGCGAACACCGAATGGCTATAATTACATAGATGTATCGGTCGATGGGAATGTTAAAAGATTTAGCTTACATAGATTAGTTGCTTTATACTTCATTCCTAACCCTGAAAATAAGCCGCAGGTCAATCATATTGACGGCGATAAGGATAATAATAACGATTGGAATTTGGAATGGTGTACCGCCGCCGAAAACCTTAAACATGCCCGTGATTTAGGGTTAAATAATTCCATAGGTAGTTATAATAAAATGGCTAAATTTTCACCCCAACAAATACTTGATATTAGAAAATCTAAAGAAACAGTTACAAATATAGCTGCTGAATATAATGTGTCATTAGCTATAATAAGTCGGATACGCTCTTTAAAATCATATAAAAATGTCATCTAAAGAAAAATTAGGTATTGGTTACATGGGGTCAAAAAGAAAGTTGGCATCCGAAATTTTGCATTTTATAACGAGTAGGCATAATGGTATATCAGATTTTTATGATTTGTTTGGTGGTGGGGGTTCTATATCATTTACTGCTGTACGTGATTACCGATTTACAGTTCATTATAACGAATTAAACAGCCACATATACCACTTAGTTGATTATTTACGCTCACATCGAACATTAGAGCCTAAATTCTTTGAATGGGTGACACGTGAAGAGTTCTTTAAACAGTGTGAACGTACCGATGCTGATTGGTATTCAGGTTTTGTTATGAGTTGCTGGAGTTTCGGTAATAAACAATCCTCATATATCTACGGTGCTGACATTGAAGAAACAAAAAGATTGGGGCATGAAATAGTTGTTAATTGCTGTTCCGAATCTATGACTAAATTGAATATTGATATACCTAACTTATTTAATATAAAAGGCATTCAAAAAAGGAGGGTTGTATTTTGCGATTACATAGAAAAATTAACTAAAAATAGGTTTGATATGCAGAACTTAGAAAGTTTAGCGTTTATAGAAAGCCTTGCAAGACTGCAAAACCTGCAAAACCTGCAAATAACAAATGGTAGTTATGAAAATGTTTTAATTTCAGGTAACAATCCTGTGATATACTGCGATATTCCATACAAAGGAACAGGGGAATATAAAGAGGGAGGTTTTGACCATGAAAAGTTTTATGAATGGGCAAATGATATGCATTACCCTGTTTATATTTCAGAGTACGCCACACCATTTACTGAAGTAATGGCCTTTACGCACCGATCCAGTTTATCAGCCACAAATAACAAAAAGAAAACCATTGAAAAAATATTTTGGAATGGTAAAGGTTCGGTAAACACAACACAATTATTTTAAAAAAGGAAAACAATTAAGCAAACACCCCGAAAACAAAAAAGCAATATGATACAAACAAAACTAAAAGAGTGTAGCGTATGCCATAAGCAATGCAAGTTGTGGAAAGCAAGCCCGAAATTATGTAAGGATTGCGCCGGTAAAGCAAATAGCAACAAACCATTAACAGAGGCCGAAAAAACATTTAAAAAAGAATTGAATGTATTCTTTGCCTCTGAAACTTTGGTGATGCCATATATTTGTGATAATTGCGATTTGCCTTTATACGCATTCAGTGCAAGCGATAAACGGGCATGTATTGCCCATATCCTACCAAAGAGCATGAAGCAATCAGTGGGTTTCCCAACAGTATCAACTCACCCTCAAAATAAACTATTCCTATGTGCAAAGGGCGGCTGTCATTCCAAATGGGATAACAAAGGAGTTGAAGACCGTCTAAACATGAAAGTATATGATTTAGCAATTCAGCGGTTCAATAAATTCAAACACTTGTTAACGGAGGCCGAAATTATCAAAGCAAACAAATATTTAGGATTATGATAACTGAATTAGAGCAAGCATCAGCAATTTTGAAAGAGGTTGATGCTATCACAAAAGAAATTGATACACTCGAAAATCTAAAACTATTTGCCATTAAAGCAAATGATAACGTTTTAGTTGCAACCTATTCAAAACCGATTAGGGAACTTAAAGCAAAGCGACATCTATTAAGCGAAAGTATCAGGTATGTTGAATTAAAAACGTTCGCAGCGGTAATAAAAACGCTACTCACAAAACAACAATATAATGACGCTTGGCGGTCGGTTGATAAACTGATTGAAAACCCACGCTTAATGCAAGATTGGAGAGATGGATTTAAACAACGCGACTACGCCGATAATAGTTTGGGCATTTAAAGTAGTAACAACAACTTAAACACGAAAAAATGAAAACAACAATTTTAACATTAATCTTTGCCTTTGTAGCATTGGCGGGATTTACACAGCCGAAAACACACGTTATTTACGACACCGTAATAAATAAGAGAATTGATTATCTGCCTGATACAATACCTGTCTACTTTAAGGAACTTGTCATGCCAGCTAAAGATGACGATCCTAAATACCGGGTTCCGTGGGAACAATGGCGCAGCGGATATGTAATTTGGCAAACTTATAAAAAGACAGCCATACAATCATACGCATTTGGTACCGACGTTGCCGGTACCTACAATACACCTGAATATTACAAAGATGATTTTAAACCTAATATAGGCCGAACTGAAACCTATCTTTACGAAGATAAACGACGCGTCACAAATGTTGTACTTTTGGTTTTCAAAAGATGAAACTATCCGACACCCAGCTTTTTATTTTAAAAACATTAAGAGATGGAGGCAAGCTAATTACAGACGATATAGCGAACGAATTATTTTTTAGCGATGTAGACGGCAACGATTACAGAATAATTTACCCTACATACCGAAAGCTATATAATAACGGGTTGATTGATACAGGATGCGCACCATCCCTAAATTTCACGTCTTACTGCCTGACAAACAGCGGCTTAGAAGCCATTCAAGAGGCCGAAATAAAAGACCATAAAAGAGTGAATAGAAGTTTTTGAAAAAAAAGTGAAATAATATTAGGATGTATTAAAAATAAAATATACATTTGTTGAGCAATAACACAAAGGAATTTTAAAAACTATCAAAAATCATGGGCTTAGTTAAAATGTTATCAGCTTCGGAAAGTATCTACAACAACCCTGTAAAAAGGAACTTGGAAATTAAACCTGTTTTGGTTGCCATTGATTCTACTGGTGATGAATACTTTTTTGAGTCTTATGTAGATGATAAAATAATGTGGATTAACAGGCCTGGCAGAACCACTAATGAAAAATATTTTGTTAGGGCAAAAGTTTGGACAAAAAACTTTAAATTCAAAAGGGTTGATGAGGATTATGTTTTGAGGCCTTTGAATCCGTTTTTATAAAAACACCGTGTTCCGTGAGATAGATTCACGGCTTGCCTCGCTACCAAACATAGCGGGGCTTTTCAGGCAAAACACTTTAAAGAAAAAAAACACATAACAATGAAAACACCGGAAATAATTAAATATCAAAGAGCATACTATGTAAGTTCATGGGGGCAAGATATAAAACATGGCATTGCATTTACTTTGTCTTACATAGATTGGTATGAAGTAAAAAAAGCATTTTTCATAGAAAATGGCCAAAGTTTACCTGAAATAATTGATGCAAAACAAGTTGTTTATACTGCTAAGGATGCGGCTGAATTGTTGAAAAAAGAAAAAAGTAATATAAAACATTATTACGAAAAACAATTGAAAGAAAGCACCGAAAAACTAAAATCATTGTGAAAACCTACACTTACCAATACGATAACTTAACAGTAACCTACGAGATAGAGGGAGATGTTGACGGGGCGCATGTTGCAAAGCGCAATCGATGAAAGCGGGATTGACCGACTGAAAGAAGTTGAGGCCGATAAAGATTTGGAACGCGACATTAAGTTTCACTGTGAGGGGGAATTTCAGGATTTAGCGTTTAACACCTACATAAAAACCGGCGAAATTATATGAAACGCATAACCCTTTTAATCACTCTATTAATCCTCATACCTTTGATTGGTATTGCTTTATTTTGTGATTGGAAACAAAAAATTATTTGAGATGAAAACTGAAATGACAGACGAGCAAAAAGATGCTTATTGGAAAATATTTGAAACAGAATATAACGGCAAAAAAGGCACTTATTTTGATTGTATGCACGCCGTACACACCAACCAGCAGAAAATCATCGACGGGCTATCCGGTGTAATTGAAAGCCAAAAGCAAACAATGGAGGCTATGGGGAAACGATTACTAATGATTGAGCAGGTTATATCTGGCAGCAGTAACCCGCTTACTATTCACATCGGCAATATCCTTAACCCAACCGCCGAAAGCGACTTTAACCAGCCCTGTTTCTACACCGAGGCTGATATGTTAGCTATGGGGGAGGCAGTTAAGCGTAAGGCGATGAACAAATCAAGGCACTATAAAGAAGGTATTAGAATATCTGGAATAAATGACATCAACCTCACCCAAATTTTAAAAACAATTAACGATGGAAAACAGCAATAACGAGCAGAAAAGTGTTGAGGAATTAGCGAAAGAAAGATACCCGTTTTTAAATATGGAAACCAAGTCGGACACTCGAAAAAAACGTAACGCTTTCATCGCTGGGCACACCGCCGCTACAGAAGGAAAGGATGAGTTGTTCAGAAACTTTATCCGTGAAAATAGCCTTAGTTCAAAATGGGAAAAATATCTATCAAAACAACCGAACTTTTAACCCAAATAAAGGAATTATGAAAAAGCGAATAATAGCATACCTAAAAAGACTTTGGAACAACTTAAACGATTATAACGCATGAAAACAACCGGTAATTCGTTGGCGCGAACAGTAAAAAAACACAGTTAAGGATACGTTATATAGCCAAACACTCCCTGAATTAAAAGCCCGGCAAGCGAAATTTAAGCCTCCAATTAAGGGGGCTTTTTTCATTAAAAAACATTTTAGATTTTGACAATTGGTAAATGTTTAGGTACTTTTGATTTACATGAGTGCAGGAAGACCTTTAGAAAAATTTGATTTGCCCAAAGATTGGCAGATACAAGTATTGCAATTATATAAGCAAGGTGCATCTGACGTAGAGGTGAAAGCATATATATATGAGTTAAGAGGCACATTTTCAAATGATTTATGGGTACGGTGGATGGAACAAGAAATTGAGTTTAGTGAAACCATAAAAAACGGCAGGATATTGAGAGGCTCAAATATAAGAAAACCTACAAATAGCAAACTAATTGAAAAATTAGAAATTAGAAGAAAAAACAGAAAGTCTGAATATAAAGGAGAAAATAAAATTATTCAATCGCTTAGGTCAATGCTAAATTACCATACAAAAAATAAAAGTGGTAAATTCAATAAAAAAACATTTAATCTTTTAGGATATTCAAAACAAGAGTATATACAACATATAGAAAATAGTCTAAAAGATGGCATGTCATTTGACAATTATGGCTCATGGCATATTGACCACATTAAACCCGTTAGTAAATTTAATTTAACAGATGAAAACGAATTACGTAAATGTTGGAGTTTATCTAATTTAAATCCATTATGGGCATTTGACAATTTAAGTAAGGGTAGCAGGTTGTAGTTATGGGAGCGCCAATTGATAATAAAAATGCTGTAAATAATGATGGTGGAAGACCAAAAATAGGACTTAGTTTACTTTGGGATAAATGGCATGATGATATTTTATTACTATATTCACAAGGTGCATCTGACGTAGAGGTAAGAGCATTGATATATAATGAATGTGGATTTGGCTCTTATACGCTTTGGAGTAGATGGATTGAGGAAGAAGAAGAATTTAATCAAGTAATAAAAATTGGACGTTTACTATCCGAAACATGGTGGCATAAAAACGGGCGTACTAATCTATCAAATAAGGATTTCAATTACACAGGATGGTATATGAATATGAAAAATAGATTTGGATGGAAAGACAATCAATCTATTGACCATACTACAGGCGGTGAGAAATTTACACCAACATCTATAGTTTTTACCAAGGGCGCAAATGTCTGAAAAAATAAAAATTAGCGAAAAATATGAGCCACTTTTTGAGTGGCTTTCTTGTTTGCCTGATAATGAGTTATTCGGGGTTGATACCGTAATCATAACAGGTGGTAGATATAGTCAAAAATCATTTGCTACAGGGCTATTTTCCTGCATTGCAGCGAAAGACTTTAACCATAGAATACTTTATACCCGTTACACCTTAACAAGCGCAGAAGACAGCATAATACCCGAATTTAACGAGAAGATAGATATACTTGAATGCTACAATTCATTTGAAGTAAATAAAGACCGCATAACCGGTAATTTCAACAATAGTAAAATAGTTTTCAAGGGCATAAAGACAAGTGCAGGAAATCAAACCGCAAATCTAAAGTCATTAAAAAACTTTTCGATGTTCATTTTAGAAGAGGCCGAAGAAATGCCATCTTTTGAAAATTGGGACAAAATTAAAAAGTCAATTCGCGCCCTTGACGTAAGAAACTTAAATATACTATTACTTAACCCTGCAACGAAAGAGCATTGGATATACAAAGAATTATTCGAGGCAAACGGGGTAGCAGAGGGATATAACGGAATAAAAGATAACGTGCTTTATATCCATGCAGAATATAGAGATATTGAAAGAGAATTTATACCTGAAAATATTTGGAATGATTTTGAAGATAAAAGAAAAGGATATGAAATTTGGCTAAATACTAAACCTGCCGAAAGAGAAACATTACCGCCAAAGATTTTAAAAAAAGCAAATTACTATAAACACATCATTAAAGGGGGATGGCTTGATAAAGCAGAGGGTGTAATTTACACAAATTGGAGCATAGGGGAATTTAAAGAAATTACAGTTCCGGTATTTGGGCAGGATTTTGGTTTTAGTGTCGATCCCACTACGCTAATAAAAACATCAATAGACCATGCAAATAAAAAGATATATCTAAAAGAATGTTTCTATGAAGCGCGGTTAACCACATCGGAAATAGCCGATAGAAACAAATTTCATGCAGGGGATAGTTTAATTGTTGCAGATAGTGCAGAACCTCGATTAATAACGGAAATATTAGCCAAAGGATTAAATATAATTGAGGCAATAAAAGGCCCAGGTTCTATTACAGCTGGAATAGCAATATTGCAAGACTACGAATTAATTATAGACCCCGAAAGTATTAACCTGATAAAAGAGTTAAATAATTACGCATGGAACGATAAAAAATCAGGTACTCCAATAGATTTTTTCAATCACTTATTAGATGCTGCACGGTATGCAATACAAAATCAATTGGCCGCTAATCAATACTCATGGGATAATTCAGGATGGGCAAAAGACCCCGAACCAACGGCACAAGCCACAAAATATATCCAACAAATAC